AATATTCCAAAATTGCCATGCAGACGATATCTGGATAAGCATGATACTCAACACCATTGCGAATGACCGGGATATACAATTTTTCATCAGTAAACCCTTCATTCAGAAGGTATGTACCAATAAATGTCATCCTTCCTTTCCGGAAGATTCCATGTTCGACTGACTGCGCCCATTCGTCAGTAATTTCCTTAATCCTTAATCGCTGAACACCACAGACGTTTGCAAGCCCACTTTGTGTGAGGTATGGAATCCCGTTATCAAGAACCCCCATCTCAATACCATTTATTACCGCTTCTTGTTTAACCTCTAAATCGAGAGGAATTGTCCTCAAATAGGTCGATCTCTGCTGTGGCATGATTATGCTTATTCCTTTGATTTATATAAAAATTCAGGGTGTTCCCTACTTTAGAAAACACCCTATAATAGCGTGGCTAAAAATAAAAATACTCAAGTGAGATCATGTTTTAACTTAGATGCTGGCTGCGCTTTGATATGCAGGCGAGGCTTGGCTCCTGCGGGGCGCATGGAGGCGGCATCCAGTGGGTTATCTCGTTTTCGATAGCATCGCCGCAATGATAAAAAGTCTGTGTTTTATGGCTGTAGTGACCGCTTGTTACTTCTCCAATTTCAGCATCCCATAGGATTACCGATATGCGGTCTTCAGGCATCCGCTCGCTTACCGGAATCCATTTACCCGGCACGGTAGCGACGCTCTGCACCGAGTTGAGAGCGGAGGTATCATGCGGCGCGGCTGCGAGCATGGCGGCGCGGCAACGTTTCCATCACTACCGGCGCTGGCTGCGGGTGGCGATAGAGAAGCACATCTCCCATCTCTTCGCGCTCAGGAGGCCACACATCGGCATCAGCACCACTTAGGAGATAATCAAGGTTAGCCAGGTCAATTACCGCTACCGGCTCGCTGTCCATTGCGGCCAGAGCCATGCGGGCCAATGCCGAAGCCTCACCACACTGCACGTGATCGGTTTCAATAATTTCGAGTAACTGCTCTCTGGTTATGGTTGATTTGGTCATTGGTCACCCTTAGGCGTGCATACGCCACGTAGAGAAACGTCGGCATTGTTTACCTTTTTTACTTCGGCAAACGCTGCTCGACAGGCGGATTCTGTTTGAAACTCTTGGGTGGTGATGGTCGGGTTTCCATAAGCGCCGAACATCCAGATAATGAGGATCCACATCACTCAGCCTTGATGCCAGCGCAACATGATGCGGGCGGCGTAATGCCATTAACCTGATCACCCTCCGTTACCAGGCGGATGAGCATTGCCAGCAATTGGACAATCTCACCCTCTACCTGCCCCCATTCCATCCTGTTTTCAGCATAATGAACGCCAGCCTGCACGACCTCGCCCGCCTCCTCAGCGACTTTAAGGAGAACGTAATTGGGCTGTGGAAACTTCCGTATCGCCTTATCTGCTGATACCCGCGCCATTGCGACAAGGGAGGCGAAATAGTCGTTTTGCGCTTCAAGTTCTGCGTTGCGCTGCTGCGCCTTCTCCAGCGCCTCTACCAGCGCGAGGATGTTTTCCGGCGTTACAGTTATTTCCCAGATTTCAGAAGTTTCGGCGCCATCTCGGTAAATCATCTCTCTATCTGCTGCCGCTTTCAGGCTCTGCGCCAGTTCGGTGATATCAGTCATGCGGCACGCTCCTTGCGCTTATTCACCTTGCGGCGGCAAGCGGCACAGTCATCAGGGCTTTCAAACGTATCCGGCTCACGGTCAGTGCCGAAATACATCCAGCGGCCGCAAATGCTGGTGGCCTCATCCTCTAAAAAGAAGTGATGTTTGTTGGCGTTGATGGGGCGGGCCCATCCTGATTTCTTGCTCATTTGCCGGCCCCCTCGCGAAGCTGCTTGGCGAAGTCGTCAGCAGCAAGTGCAACCCCTTTTGCTAAAGCGTCAAAAAACTCGTCATCACCAGGAATTCGAAGTTTTGCCGCGAACTCTTCCAACCCATCAGCCTTAATCCCGGCTACGATGCGATCGGTGGCTGGGAACGGGTTTTCAGCATTAACATCGCGGGAAACGTACATGTTGATTTCTGAAACATAATCCAGCGGCACACCCGCGAACATGTAGCCTTCGCCTTCAGAGAAATATTCAACGTGGTTGTCGCTGATGTCGGTCAGCAAGCGATTCATCGTTAAATTCTCCGCCGCCAACTGCTTAAACGCTTTCGCCAGCTTCAGGAACTTCTGCTCTCTGATCGACAGCTCGCCTGCGCTCTCCAGGGAGGCGATGAGCTCGTTTACTGCCTGTAATGTGATAGTCATGCTGATGTTCTCCCGTAAACAGCCAGTACCCGCTTCATCGCCGCACTGTTACGGCACTCCTGAAATATTCCGTTAGTGCAGCTGCGCGCGGTACCATCCTGCTCTTCCGGTGTCGCCAGGCGATAAGTCACCGTTCGCCAGACCTTGCTCACCAGGACAATCTTGCGGGCCCGCTCCAGATCGAGCGCATTCTTCGTGATGCAGTTGATGGTCATGCCGCACTCTGTGGCCACATCCTTCGCGGTAAAGGTCTTGTGCGTTTCGAGATAACGCAGAATTGCCTGTTTGCCTTTCATCGTCTTAGCACTCATAGTCAGCCTCCTGTTGCATCTGGCCTCTGTAGGTGAAATCTACCGGGTCCAGGCCTGAGTAGCGGCTGCTGAAGTGGTAGGTCTTTTCTGCCCCCGGCGCATGGCGGGACTTCACACAGATGATTTCGGTGATGCCTTTCAGTTCGGTGTTTTCGTTGTACTTCTCATCCCGATACACCATGAAGATCACATCTGCCTCCTGCTCAATAACGCCAGACTCTCGCAGGTCTGCCGCAACGGGACGCTTATTAGCGCGCTGCTCCAGGTTTCGGTTCAACTGGGCCAGAGCGATGACCGGGCAACGCAATTCTTTCGCCAGGTTCTTCAGACCAGTGGCGATCTCCCCTACGCTGCGGTTCATGTTCTCCGGGTCTGACATCCGCATTTTCTGAAGATAATCGACGATTACCACGCCCAGTCCGCCCAACTTCTTGCTCATACGCCGCGCTTCCGCACGCACCTGGTGAACGCTTAGGGATGGCTTGTCATTGATGTAGATTGGAGAGTCGATGAACTCCTTCATGCAGTGACCAACCTTCCCCCATGCCTCGTCCATTTTCCCGCTAACCTTGCTCAGCAGATCTTCTTTGCTTACCCGCGCCCGGTGGAAAGCGACTCGCTCCGAGATTTGTTCCACTGGCATTTCGAGACTGAAGAACAGCACCGGCTTTTTGTTTTTCAGGCCTACGGTTTCTGTCACTGTGGTGCTAAACATGGTTTTCCCCATGCCAGGACGTCCGCCAACGACGATAAAATCGGTGTTGTTGAACCCGCCGAATGCGCTGTCGATGGTCGCCATGCCCAGCTCGGTTTTGTGCTTCCAGATATCGCCACTGATAATCGACTGGATAGTCTCAAGAGACATGTCGATCCCGGTGGTGATGTGTTCAGTTCCGTAGTCAGCGCTGTGCTCAATTCCAGAGATGTCGGCCTGAATGTTGCCAATGATGTCAGCAATACCCTCGGTAGTTGGTTCGGACAGCTTCTGGATCCCGACCTGTAACGCCAGGGTCATACGGCGACCAAGGTACATTTCACGAAGCTTTTCGCAGTAGGCGGCCAGGTTAGCGAACGATGGCGTGTTTTTGCTGCATTCAGCCAGGTAAGCGAATCCCCCCGCACTTTCCAGCGCGCCAAGCCGTTCAAGATCGCTGGTCAGCGTAAGCAGGTCTATCTTCGAACCGGATTCGTTGAGTCGCTTATATGACCGCAGAGCCACTTTATGGGGCGTTGCTGTGAAGTGGTCCTCAGTCAGCCCCTCAATCGCATCGGTAGCCATGTCGGCGCCATCTGCGCGACCTGCTGCAAGCATTATTCCGCCAATGACGGCCTGCTCAACGTATAAATCAATAAAACGGCTCATGCTTTGACTCCCTTGCGCTCACGGTGCTCGTTGATGGCCTGCTCGTAGACAGATCCCCAGTTCTTCGGATTCAGTATCCAGTCGAGAGTCAGCCATGGCTGATCGCCTCTGGTGCCGAACAGGGAAGACTTGCTAATCAGCTCGAAGGCCATGCCCATGTGCTTCAGTTCTCGCCAGTTGCCCTGGGTGGTTTTGCCGTTCCACACAGCTTCCAGGTCTCGATAGGCCGGACGGCGGCGGTTCCACTCATGCAGTGAAACGGCCTTTGAAGGGAATTTTTCATTCCAGAGCTTGATGATCTCTTCGTGCGGGCAGGCTTTCGGGTTGCTTCCATGACCATCTGCCCATATCAGCGCGTCTGACAGGTATCCATCAAAGCGGGTCATACGGCACAGGTTCTCTGGCTTGAAGCTGTGCCCCCAGTTCACATGGGCCCAGCGGATAACCAGTTTCAGCTCTTCAGCGGTGTAGCACTGGTCTTTGCTCTTCACCGTGGAGAGAGCTTTCTCAAAAGGTACCAGCGAAGCACAACGACTACCCGTTAGCTCGTTGAAGTAATCCATCACTTCCTGAGCGAGTGAGTTTTCCCCCTTGGGGGATTTAGGGGGATCTTTTCTTTCTTTCTTTTGAATAGTTTCTTTTGTGTTTAGCTGAGTTGGCTTATGGGTATTAGCTGACTTGGCTAATGTTTCATTAGCTGTTTCGGCTAATGATTTGCCATTTTGGCTAATGCTGAAATTCCAGTCAGAAATCACCTTATTCACCCCGATCTCCAGGCCGTTGGTAACAATGATGTTCATCGCAATCATCTCGTTCTTGGCCTTGCAGACATGCGTATGGTGAATACCGGTCATCCCTGATATCTGTGTATTGGTAATGCGGTCAAACTTTTTCCCGAACCCGTAGGTTTTGCGGATCACCGCCAGAACGACCTTCAGCTGGCGAGCCGTTAAATCAGCAGCCATAACCGCTTCCAGCAGCTCGTTAGCGATGCGGGTATACCCATCATCGATATCTGCCACCTGACGCTCCGCGACCGATACAGACGGTCTTAAAGGTATTACTTTTGCGAGATTACTCACGGCCTTCCTCCTTCCGTTTCAGCTCTTCCAGGATGGCACGCATTTTCATGCCAACCACCGGGTTAACCGAGCGAATGAAGCGATCGCGGGTAACATTTTTTTGTGTTTGTGCCTGGTAAAATCTGTTGCTCTTAGGCATAATTACTCCTGTGAATTTGTTCAGTTAATTCGCGTAGAAAGCCGTTAGTGTTGCTGCGCTGCGGCTTTCGCCTTTCTGTTCCCACTCATGCTTCAAAATCACCTTTCTCTCCCGTCCTGTTAGAAATCAGGATGGCCAGCAGCAGCGACATGTTCGGCAGCAGACTTTCCCGCCAGCGACTCACCGTCGACTTATTCACTCCGGCCACTTTGGCGATATTCGTGGTCCCCAGTTCAGCTATCTGGCTGTGTAACCAGCTTTCTATCCTGCGAGCCTCCACTTTGTTGCGTGTCGTTGAACTCTCCATTTGTGATACTTCCTCTGGTGTTGTTTGGAATGGCTGAATTACTCAGTCAGAACCCGCTGACTGCTCAATTCAGCTTTGTTTAATCAGGATTTCTGTTATGTGGGAAAGGCTTGATCTCCTCAGCCTTAATTTTTCCATCAGGCAGGGTGTTAACGAAAATATTCCGCCCTACCCGGATAGCTTTACTAATTGCGGTCTGGTGAACGCCGATGGCATCAGCAGCTCTTGCCTGTCCAACTTCGTCAACGTATTCAGCTAAAGAAATTTTCATGTGGTTAGCTCCTATCAACTCATGAGTAAATAATACCACAAGTATTAAACATTGCAATACCGCGAATATTTTTAAAATAAGAATATTGGTATTACTATTTGAAAATGGAAAAGAAAAAGACACTGACATCGGCTCAGATCGCTGACGCAGAAAGGCTGAAAGCCCTCTATGAAGCCAAGAAAAAAGAGCTTGGGATAACACAGCAATCAATAGCTGACATGCTAGACATATCTCAGGGTGGCGTTGGGCATTACTTGAATGGCAGGAATGCCCTTAATGCTGCCGTGGCTGCTGTTTTTGCCAGAGCCCTCCAAGTGGATGTCTCTGATTTTAGCCCCAGCCTTGCGAAAGAAATATCTGCAATGAGTGCTTCCGCTACATCGAATGCCAAGTATGCAGGCCAGTACACCCCAGGCATTAAATACCCTGTATTAAGCAAGATTCAGGCTGGGCATTGGTCGGAAGCGTGCGAGCCGTATGCACTTAAAGATATCGATCTATGGCTAGAATCAGACGCTCACATCCAGGGGGATGCGTTCTGGTTGTTGGTCGAGGGGGAATCCATGACTGCCCCGGTCGGGCTCAGCATACCAGAGGGTACATATGTTCTTTTTGATACCGGAAGGGAGCCGGTCAACGGAAGCCTCGTTATTGCAAAACTCTCGGAATCAAACGAGGCGACATTCAAAAAACTGATCATTGATGGTGACCAGAAGTACCTGAAGGGCTTAAACCCTCAATGGCCATTGCTTCCCATCAATGAAAACTGTCGAATCATTGGTGTGGCCGTAGAAACTAAGTTAAGGCTTGTGTGATCGGCAGCATGCCACAGACGTACAGGAAGCATGGGTAGTAGGTTTGTGGTCTGATGAGACTTTGAATGATTTTGATACAAAACCTGAACAAAAACACAGATTCCCTTTTTGGGAAATAAATCTATAATTCCCAAAGAGGGAACCTAATTGGGTTATGAAGGTCTTAAACGTAGAGAAACTTCACAGTTTTAGCCGAAAGCACAATCAGGCTAAGGGTGCTTTAGACTCTTGGTATGATGAAGTCAAGAGGGATGAATGGAAGACATCCCAAGATATACGGGATAGATATAATTCCGTTAGCTTTCTGCATGATAACAGAGTGATTTTTAACATAAAAGGTAATAACTACCGCCTTGTTGTCGAGGTTATTTACCAGGCAGGAATTGTCATAATCGAAAGGGTCGGCACCCATGCAGAGTACGACAGATGGAGGCTTAAATGAATCGAACTAACTGGCGCATCATTAAAAATAGTGAAGAACATGCTGCAGCTATGGCAAGACTCATTGAACTGGCATCTGGGGACTTGCAGCCCGGCACCGAAGATTTTGACGAACTCGAGCTGCTTGGCCTGCTCATCGAGCACTATGAGTCGCGAGAGTTTCCTATGGATAAACCTGACCCAATCGAGGCCATAAAGTTTCGCATGGATCAGCAGGGGCTCTCATATGCCGACATGAAGCAATACATTGGCTCAGCATCCAAAGTTTCTGAGGTGTTAAATCGTAAGCGCCCATTGAGTTTATCAATGATTCGCAGAATACACGATGGATTGGGCATTCCTGCTGATATTCTAATTCAAGATATGAGCGCATTAGAATGGAGTCTAGTTGATGTCGAGGAAGAAGAAACGACAATGACCAGTGTCATTGTTGAATACAATTTGGTCACAGATCACGAGTATCCTGCTTTTTCAAGCAAGGCTGCAGGGTCTTACCTTTCCCAGATGTGGTCTTGGCTAAGCAGAAGCGGAGATAAAACCGAAGAAATATGCAACAGAGTTGCAGAAGATTTTTCTTTGAACCGCGAATTTTCATCCAGCCTAACTGCTGTAAACAGCATGAGCGACAGGATTACTTCAGACAGGAACTATGCTCCAGTATCATGAAAATTGAACTCATTAACAAAAAAGTTGAAAGCCTAGTTATGACCCCATTAGAGGGCGCTTCCTCTGGGAAAAAGACAATGAAGGCTACTGTCACGTTGAATAACGAACTGTATTCAAATGTAAAAGATGCAAAGCTTTTTAGAGTTAGATATTTTGCATACGTGACCATTGAGGAAAGGCTTAAAATGGAGATTACTTATGATTTCGACTTCAGGTCTGAAGAAGATTTCTCGGATGACACAGCAAAGTCGCCAGAAGTGAGGTCCTTAGTGCCATCAATAGCTTACCCATACATTAAGGGCTATGCAGAGCAAATTATTCACATGTCAAATCTTGGAAGTTTCAATCTTCCGTATTTTGATTTTTTCACTAGTCCGATGGAACCGAACAATAGTAAATAAATCCACCCGGCCACCGCGCCGGGTTTTTAGTGCCCTACTCTTCCCTCTGCATCAGCACGTCCAGTGCCAGCTCCACAGCCAGTTCTACCTGGTCCCCCTGCCACAACACCTGAATCATCTCAATAATCGTGTTTTTTGAGATACTTTGCTTCTCAACCAGCAGCTGCATAACCGCTATCCCGATAACCTGCGCTATCTGCGGGTGCATTTCTGCGAAAAACTCATCCTCATTCGACATGCCAACACCCCTTTATGATGTTTTTTTGAGCATAACAGCGCTCTTTACAAAAATAAATTAACTTTAAAATCATACCTTTAGTATTTTTATTAAATATTATAATACTGGCGGTATTGATATAAAATAATACCTAGAGTATTATCACCTCATCCAAACAACACCGGCAACGCCGGGGTGAAGTCAAAACGTCCCGTTAGCCGCGATAAGGCAAAGGTGAAGAGATGATCCGCGAAGAAGACAAGCCTGCATGGCGTAATTTTTGGTTAAAGGTCGTTCCGTTTTTGGTTGCTGTTCTCGCAGTTAGCTATCCGTGCTGGGGTTGAAAATGAGCAAACAAGGCATTCGTTCACTGATTTACTGCCTGCTGATCTGCGGCGTTATCTCGACAGCGTTGATTATCAAAATTCTGCACGTTACGGGGGTGTTCAATGGCTAACTCAATTCCTAACAACGGACGCGCCGTGATGATGCGCAATCGCCGAACCGGCGCCGCCTGGCTGGTCAGCTTCGACTATCGCGACGGCAGCTACTGGCATGAGCCGCAGGGCAATCTGCGCCACATCCGCCGGCCATACGCTTCACGCAGCATTGAGCCGAACCTGGTTCCAGCCGGGACGCATTAACCGCGCATATCAGCGCACGAATTTAACTTAGCTATCAGGCAGCCATTACGGTGCCGGGCGTTTCACAACCAAATTTCAGGAGCGAGCTATGAACGCATACCGCGCATACGACGCTATCGAAGAACGGAAATGGGCTGAACAGTCGCTCACCGAAGAGAAGCAAAAGTGGGTTGACGATCGGGCGCAGGAAATTATCGACGCCCTGCCGAAAGAGCCGTCAGGGCTGTTCCGCTTCTCTGTGCCGATGGACAAAAGCCCATACGAAGGCCTCCGCAGCGATGCAGCTGGCGAGGCATATAACGATCTCATCTCGGCAGTAGCTTACGCCCAGGCGGAATACGACTGGGATCACCGCACCGGCTGCCCGTTTTAACTTTGGGGAATAGCAATGGCTAACGAACTTGTGATTACAGCCAGCTCTCTTGCTGAGCGAGGCATTGACGGCGCCACCTGGAGCGCCCTCAAAAACAGTATTTACCCTGGCGCCAAGGATGAGTCGGTGATGATGGCATTGGACTACTGCCGGGCCAGAAACCTCGATCCGCTTCTGAAGCCCGTTCATCTGGTGCCGATGAGCGTTAAGGACTCGAAGTCGGGGAAAAGCGAGTGGCGCGATGTGGTTATGCCTGGCATCGGGCTTTATCGGATTCAGGCCGATCGCTCCGGTGATTACGCTGGCGCAAAAGAACCAGAGTTCGGCCCGGACGTCACTCTGACGCTTACCGGTGTTGAGGTGACAGTCCCTCAATGGTGCAAGTACACGGTCAGCAAGCGCATGCCGAGCGGGGAAATCGTCGAATTCAGCGCGAAAGAATACTGGGTTGAAAACTACGCCACCGCCGGCCGCGACACTACCGCGCCCAACGCAATGTGGAAAAAGCGCCCTTATGGCCAGCTGGCGAAGTGTGCCGAGGCTCAGGCTCTGCGTAAGGCGTGGCCTGAAATTGGACAGCAGCCCACCGCCGAAGAGATGGAAGGTAAAACGCTGGAAGTGGATGCGCGTGACGTAACGCCGCGAACCACGACAGAGGCGCTCCCCCTGGCGGCAAGTGAGGAAACGTTGCAGGCAATTACCGACCTCCTGACGTCCCTGAATAAGGACTGGGAGCAGGACTTCCTGCCTCTGTGCAGCAACATCTTCAAGCGTGACATTTTCCAGGCATCACAGCTCACCGAAGAAGAAGCGCAGAAAGGCTTTAGCTTCCTCCAGAAAAAAGCGCAGGTGGCAGCATGACACCAGAAATTATCCTCGAGCGAACTGGCATTGACGTTACCCGCGTTGAACAGGGAGACGAATCCTGGCACCGCTTACGCCTGGGCGTGATAACTGCCTCGGAAGTTCACAACGTCATTTCTAAGCCCAAGTCAGGTAAGAAATGGACTGATATGAAGATGTCCTACTTCCTTACGCTCCTTGCCGAAGTGTGCACCGGCGTGGCGCCGGAAGTTAACGCCAAGGCGCTGGCCTGGGGGAAACAGTATGAGGCCGACGCTCGCACCCTGTTTGAGTTCACCACCGACGTGAAGGTAACCGAGTCGCCGATCCTTTTCCGTGACGAAGGTATGCGCACCGCCTGCTCACCTGATGGCCTGTGCAGTGATGGCCGCGGCCTTGAGCTGAAGTGCCCTTTCACCTCTCGCGACTTCATGAAATTCCGGCTTGGCGGCTTCAAGGCTATCAAATCCGCCTACATGGCCCAGGTGCAATTCAGCATGTGGGTAACCGGAAAGGATGCCTGGTATTTCGCGAATTATGACCCTCGTATGAAGCGAGAAGGCATTCACCACGTGGTTGTAGAGCGCGACGACAAATACATGTCCGACTTTAACGAAATGGTGCCGGAGTTCATCAGCAAGATGGATGAATCGCTGACGGAGATCGGTTTCACCTTCGGGGAGCAGTGGAAATGAAACATTACCGCGACGCCATAACCGTAGGAAAAGTGAAGTGTATGTACTCCGTCCTTCATCGTGGCTGGCTAATGCCATCTGGTGAAGTGGTAAGAAACCCGTTAAAGGCTCAGCGGCTGGCTGAAGAGCTGGACACGAAAAGAGGTGCGCAATGACTGATTATGGCGGATCGAAAACTCCAAAAAATGAACGTGACTACTGGCAAACACCGATTGAAATTTTCAACGCGCTCGACCGCGAGTTTGGCTTCTGGCTGGATGCTGCAGCCTCTGAGAGTAATGCGCTATGCGCTCACTATATCACTGAGCTGGATGACTCGCTGAACAGCGAATGGACGTCATGCGGCTCGATATGGTGTAACCCACCCTATTCCGATATCGGCCCGTGGGTAGAAAAAGCTGCTGAGCAATCCCGGGCGCAGTCTCAGGCCGTAGTGATGTTGTTACCGGCTGACATTTCTACCGGCTGGTTTATTTCAGCCATGCAATCAGCTGATGAACTCAGGCTGATAACCGGCGGTCGCGTTCAGTTTGTTCCGGCATCCGTTACAGGAAAGCGCCAGAGCAACCCAAAAGGCTCGCTCCTGTTTATCTGGCGCCCGTACATCACCCCGCGACACATCATCACGACCGTATCGCTGGCTGAGTTAAAGCGGATCGGGAATCTGGAGGCGGCATGACGCCTGAAGAAAAAGAAAACGCTCTCCGCGCCCAGGCTCGTCGCTGCGCAGAAGAGATAACCAAAGCGATGAGCGTAAAGCCTAAACCGAAGTGGAACGCTGTATGCCCCCCATCCTTCGCAAGCACTACGAGAAGGTCCGGCCGATGGGTGTCAGCCTGGTGAAATTTGTCAGTGTTATTGGCCGCATGAATGGGCGGTATGGAGTGGAATCATGAGCAAAAACCTACACATCGAACTCGGTGATAAATACGTCGTCACCGGGTCAACGCATGACCTTATCCTTAGCGAAAAACGCACCATTAAGGATGGCAAGAACGCCGGTCAGGAAACACTGGCTCGACTCGGCTACTACAGCAAATTTGAGCACCTGGTGAAAGAACTATGCCACCGGGAAATCCTGCAGTCAGAAGCGCAGTCACTGGAAGAGTTGCGCGACTACATTTTTGCACTCGGCGAGAAGCTGAGTAAGGCGGTTGAGTCATGAAAGAACGTGGAATGATATTCAACGGGGAAATGGTGTGGGCCATCCTCGACGGCCGGAAGACGCAGACCCGGAGACCTATCAAATGGAAACAGACTCGGTTCACTGAAATTGGTGAGCGTGAAGACGGTAGCAAATGGCCGTGGAGCGCCTACGCAGCATGAGCCAGGACGATGCACGCGCCGAGGGTGTTATTGCCGCATCTGGCCCTATGGAAGCCGGTTTAGCATTCCGCGAGCTGTGGGACTCAATCTACGGCGAGGAGAGCTGGAAAGCCAACCCCTGGGTTTGGGTTATCGAGTTCAAGCGCGTTGAAGGCGGTGCAGCATGAACAGAGCCTCTCCCGTTGATTTAAGGAAATGCCTCGAGGCCGCACATGGCCTCGCTCATATCGGCATCCGCTTTGTGCCGATCCCGGTAGTGACAGAGGAAGAGTTACAGGAGTGCGACCAGTGGGCGAAGAAGAAAGCGGAGGGTATCCAGTGAACAAGGCATTCGAGGCGATGGTTCGCCTGAAGTACGGCAGCCGGTACGGCCTTGAGCGGGATCTGGAAGGCTACTATGCCCGAGAGATTGTGCGCCGGATGTTTGAGGTGTGGTGTCATTGTAAGGGGATCACAGCGTGAGCAAACAAATCGAACCAGCAGATTTCGACACCTGGCTGCAGGGGCAGGCCGTGCCGATCGAGGTGGATTGCGGTTGTGTGACCACCGAGGTGTTGTGGTATTGGGTTAAGAAGGCGTACAACGACGGCCTACAGGCCGGGGCCGGTAAGGCGGAGGTGACAAAGTGAACAGAATGTTTTTGCTGATGGCTGAGTTTGAGACCACGGATATCCCTCTGGAGAAAATCGCGGAGAAATACCTTGGCATCTCAATCGAGTTAGCCAACAAGCGTGCTAACGCTGGCAAGCTGCCTATCCCAAGCTTCCGGGCGGTAAACTCGAACAAAGCCCCGCGCCTGGTGTATGTGAAGGATTTGGCAGACTATCTTGATCAACGCACGGCAGCAGGGAGGGAAGAGTTCAAGCAGGTTAATTCGTAAGTCGGCGCGGGGTGCCGGGTCACCTATAGCACCCCATAAGCTTTTATTTAATTGATTTTTATAGTGTATCAATCCTA